ATCGTTAGCCAAGGGTTAGAAGAAAATAGCCAATCGTTAGCCAATGGATTACCTAATAAGATACAGATACAGATAAAGAAAAGAAAGAATATAATTACGCTTTTTCGGGTTCGGTTATCCGCCTCAAGCGTGCCGATTTGCAGCGTTGGGAAAAGGCATATCCCAAGGTGGATATTATGGCGGCTTTGCAATCAAGGGATGACTGGTTAAAAGACCGGCCAGAGGATGAACGCAAAAAATGGTTTCAGTCAACTTCAAGCTGGCTATCTCGGAAACAGCAAGAGGCTCGATCAACTGTTGATGCTGGCGAAGCAAGGTATATGGGGCCATGACAGATTGGCGGCCCACAAAACCGGGGAAGCATAAATGCCCCCAGTGCGGCGATACCCGCAAAAACAAACGAGACAAAAGCCTGAGCGTTACTCACGATCAACATGGATGGGTTTGGCTTTGTCACAATGGATGCGGATTTTCAGGAGCGGACAATGACACTTCACCCCAAGCACGCGGAATGGCTGATGGCCCGCGCTCTCGATCCGACGCTTGCAGAGGAATACGGCCTTTGCACGGTGCTTCGAGACGGCAAGAACTGGCTAGCGGTGCCCTACACGGACGGGGCGGAAACGATAAACCACAAATACCGGCTGATTTCCGAAAAGGATCATCGGATGGACAACGGCGCGCCGCTATCGCTGTGGAACGCCAACTGCCTGAGCGACCCCAAAGTTCGGAACGGGCACGCGCCGCTGGTGATAACCGAGGGGGAATGGGATGCACTGGCGGCGATACAGGCGGGTTTTCAATTCGCCGTGTCAGTTCCCAACGGCGCGCCCGGAAAGCAGACTGAAAACCTAGACACGGCCAAGCGATATGATTGGGTTGATCGTCATGCTGAGGCCTTGGCCGGTGTGAAAGAATTTGTAATCGCGGCGGATGACGATGCGGCAGGGCACAATCTTGCGGCTGATCTGGTGGCGCTTTTAGGCGCTGAGCGGTGCCGGTTTATTGATTACCCTTTCCCATGCAAGGATCTTAACGAGGTTTTGCAGGAATATGGGCCAGAGCGGGTAGTGGCTTGCATCACGACTGCTAAACCCTATCCGGTGCAGGGCCTTTACACGCTTGACGACTTTCCCGAGCGCGGCGAAATTCGATCCTACAGCGTTGGGGTTGATCCCATAGACGACATGATCCGCATTGTGCCGGGGACGCTTACTGTCGTCACAGGCTACGCCAACATGGGCAAGTCAACGCTGCTCAACGCCATCATTGGCCATACCCTCGCTCATCACTTTCCCGTGTGTGTCGCCAGCTTCGAGACGGATGTAAAGCCGATCTTACGGGACGGACTTCGCATGGCGCTGTTGAAATGCGGCAAGCATGACTTGGCGACCCGAGATTTGCGCGAGGTTGACCAGCTTTTGCGCCAGCGCCTGTCGATCATTTCGCAGACTGTGGACGAAGGCATGGAAATGGACTTAGACGAGTTTCTGCGCCTTGCGTCACTGGCCGTGAGGCGCAACGGGGCCAAGATGATCGTTCTCGATCCATGGAATGAACTAGAGCATAAGCGGCGGCGGGATGAATCGGAGACGGAGTATATCGGGAGGGCCATTAGGGCGATCAAGCATTTTGCCAAAACGCATGATGTGGCGTTTTGGATCATCGCGCACCCAGCTAAACCGCAGCCCGGTGTCAAGATTATCCCCGGCCTGTATGAGATTTCAGGGAGTGCTCACTGGGCAAATAAACCTGAATATGGCCTAACCTATCACCGCAAGAACTTCGATCAGAACGAGGCTCAGATCGTGGTGACGAAGGTTCGCATGGGTATGCCCGGAAAACGCGGGACGGTAAATGTTACGTTTGATTTTAGAAACAGCACTTTTGTGGAGATAGCATAATGTCCGAAATAAATCATGAAAATGAAGTGTTTTTCTGCCTTTAGAAAATCTATTGGAAAGCTGGAATGACGTGGACGCTATTTTGCAACATACATATTGCAATTACCCAGAACTAGGTAGCAATAAAGTATGGATAGAATTGCTTGATAAATTTAATAAAGATTATACAAATTATCTTGATGAATCGGAAGATAATGAGTTTTACATGAATTTTCCTAATGGATGACCTTTTCTCCAATCAACCTTTACCAGAACCTAAGCCCGGTGTTTCCAACGGCAAAGCATTAGGCTACATTGCCAACGGTGAATATAGGGATAAACTGCGGGAAAGGTTTAGACGCGGCGAATTGATCGGCGTAAATCCCGCGATTATCAATGATGAGTATGCTTTTAAGGGCGTAAAATGACGCAATCCAAAAAACATTCCGCACTTGAGGCCATCGCAAACACCGCTATCGGATACGGCATTGCCGTAGCCACCCAGATGATTGTGTTTCCCTTATTTGGAATACACGCAACCCCTAGCACTAACTTTGCTATCGGCGGCGTGTTCACGGTGGTATCATTGGTTCGATCTTATGTTTTGCGCCGAGCATTTAATGCGTAGCACAAGCACATGGGAAGCAAGGGCGGATAAATCATTTATCCATCGAGGGGTAAAATGGCAAAGGCGCGCAAGGTCAAAAAGGCAAAGCCCGTTGAAGATCGGGTGGATATTGTTGCCCCCACAGACGAGCAAATGGCCCAAGGGATATTTGTCCGCGCCAAGCTGGCATACCGCCGACTACCTGTGATTGATGTCATGATGGCGGCGGGTCACATAACAGACCGTCAATACGCGGCCCTTACCCATTACCGTAACATGGCTATAGCCCAAGAGTTCTCACCAGCCCGATGCACTCTGGACAGGACACCAAGGGGAGGTGGAGACGGTGGATTACCCCCATACACGCTCAGGGCAATCCTAGAGATGGGCAGGATGGATAAAGAGCTACGCCAGCTATGCGATATTGTCCGGGCCGTCACCATTCAAGAGCAAACCGTCAGCCAATGGGCCATGTCTAGATACGGATCGGTAATGCGTCAGCGCGTCGGAAAGGACGGCAGGACAATAACATGGTTTGAGCCTAAAAGTTCCGTTCACAAAGCGGCGATGCAAGAATTACGGGATGCCGGTGACATAATAGCGAATTCGCTTGGCGGTTTTTAATTAAGGGCGATTGACAATTTGCACGGGACTGTGATAGGAAATACCCAGAATGACGAATTGCGTCATCAGGATGGTTCAAAAATTCAAATAGCGCGGGTAGGGGTTGGGCCTTATCCGCGTTTCGATAAGCCGGAAATCCGATGAATAGTGCCTTGGTGCCTCATCCCCCACCATGCGCGCCGGTAGTTTCCGTGCTCTCGCCCCTTGCAAGGGCAGACAGTAATCTCGCAGCCGAGGCAATCCGGTGCTGATTTACTGGCAGCGAGGTGGAAGCCCCCGCATAGTTTCAACGCTCACTTTCTGGATGGGTAAATCACACAGTCCCTAAACAGGCTAGACACATTTCAAATTGCTAGTTAGCAAAAAGCACTTCAATCCCTACATGGGAGAAGATACCAACTAACCCGGCAAAAGGAGACCATCGCCGGATAAGGAGTTACCGGCGTGGCAGTCCTGCAAAACATACGGCATGAAAGGTTTGCGCAAGCTATTGCCCAAGGCAAAAGTCAAGCCGATGCTTATGTGGAAGCTGGCTATAAAGCCATCCCCGTTACCGCAAAAGTAAATGGATGCAAATTACTAACCAACGCTAACATAAAGGCTCGTGTTAAAGAGATACAGGAGCGCGCAGCCGAGAGAACGGAAATCACCATATCAAGCCTTAGCCAAGAGCTATTGAAGGTTGCCAAAAAGGCAGAGCGTATAAATGAACCCTCCGGCCTTTCCGTATGGAGGCTAACCATCATGGACTTGGCAAAACTAAATGGCCTTATCACCGATGGCAAAAAGTTAAGCGATGAAGCTAAAACCACTAACATCATTACTCATGGCGGACTGCCGAGTAGTTAACGGTGGCCACATATGAAATCACAATCCCCACATTCCACGAGGGACAGGTATCTGTTTGGAATAATCGGGGCAGGCGTAATGCGGTGCGGTGTGGGCGTCGTTGGGGTAAGACCAAGGGCATCATTACACTAGCAAGTGATGCAATCATCAAGGGCCAAAAGGTCGGCCTTTTCGCGCCGACGTATAAGCAATTATCAGAACCCTATGATGAGATAGTGACATCTCTTGACCGTATTCTAACCGGATCAAATCGCAGCGAGGGCACGATTAAATCCCTCACAGGCGGCAAGGCGGACTTTTGGCAAACCACCGATAACCCTCTGGCTGGCCGTGGCCGTGAATATGACCTGATCCTGATAGACGAAGCGGCATATACCAAAAACTCACAGATGCTGGACATCTGGCACAAGTCTCTCGTCCCCACGATGGCGACCAAGCCCAATGCTACAGTGTGGGCGTTTTCTACCCCCAACGGGATTGATCTAGAAAACTTCTTCTGGCGGCTCTGCAATGATCCAGAGATGGGCTTTGTGGAGCATCATGCGCCAAGCTGGGAGAATCCGCTCGTTAATCGGGAATGGGTAGAGACGGAAAGGGCGCGGCTTCATCCTGACGTATTCCGGCAGGAGATTGAGTGCCAGTTTGTTGACTGGTCGGGCGTTGCATTCTTCGGGGTGGATAAATGGCTGGTGGATGGCCAGCCGGTGCCATATCCGACTAATTGCGACAGAGTGTTCGCAGTGGTGGACAGCGCGGTCAAAACTGGCAGCGCCAATGATGGCACGGCGATCATTTACCTTGCGCGCAATCAGTATGCGGGGACGCCGCTGGTCATCCTTGATTATGACATTATCCAGATTGAGGCGGATCTTCTAACTGACTGGCTTCCCGGCGTGGCTCTCCCTCGTTTGGATGAACTAAGCAGGCAAGTGGGAGCGCGTGAAGGCGTCCGTGGCGTATGGATTGAGGATAAGGCCAGTGGCACGGTTATGTTGCAGCATGGCAAGCGCCGAGGCTGGCCGGTGGTGGCTTTAGATTCTGCCTTTACTAGCATAGGCAAGGACGAGCGCGCCATTGCGGTGTCATCGCACCATCATCAGGGATTGTGCAGGATTAGCGACTTCGCATTTAATAAGACCGTCAACTACAAGGGCATCGAGCGCAATCACCTAGTCTCGCAGGTGACAAGTTATCGCATCGGTGATAAAGACGCTGCAAGGCGCGCAGATGACCTTGCCGATTGCTATACTTATTCGCTTGGGGTTGCCCTTGGCTCCGCACATGGTATTTAACTACAATTCGGAACGGATTTAACTCCCATGTCAACACCTAACAATCCCGGCTGGACAACGGGCTATGTGCCTACCGCTGCGGAGTGGGACAGCACATGGTCAAGCAAGGTTGATTACCCTGCACCTCCGGGCCAAGGCGGCACGGGCGTAGTCGCACAGCCGTCCAACGGGCAACTGTTGATCGGCAATGGCACTAACTACAGCCTGAGTAACATTACCGCAGGCGCGGGCATTAGCATTGCCAACGGCGCGGGCAGCATTACCATTAGTTCGCCCAATACGTTTGCATGGCCTTCTGGCGGGGTGCCTTACTCCACTGGATCGGCATGGAGCGGCAGTCTATCGCTTAGTGGCTCCGGTTCTGTATTGGCATTGACCAATGGCCCAGTGTTCACTGCTCCGGTTCTGGGCGCGGCACAGGCGTCGTCTGTTGCTTTTAACGTAAGCGGCGGATCATCGGTTATTCAAGGCAATGCTGGCACAGTTGGCGTTGTCACATATACGCTTCCGTCATCCACCCCGACGACAAGCGGCTATGTCTTAGCATCCGACACCAGCGGCAACATGTCGTGGGCACCTGCTGGCTTGACAGGCCCTACAGGCCCCACAGGCCCATCCGGCACTTATTACGCATCCACCAGCACCACATCGCTGACGCTTGCCACAGGCGCACAATCTCTGACGATTGGCACTGGGCTTGCCTATACCGCCGCCCAGCCTGTGATCGTGGCCAATGACGCCAGCCACTACATGACGGGGTTGGTTACAAGCTACAACACGGCCACGGGCGCGTTGGTGGTTAACGTCACGGCCATTACCGGCACAGGCACGTTTACAAGCTGGACGGTCAATCTCAACGGCGCATCTGGCCCACAAGGCGCTAACGGCCCCACAGGCCCTACAGGTGCGACAGGAGCGGCATCTAGCGTTGCTGGCCCCACCGGGCCTACAGGCCCTACTGGCCCACAAGGCGCGGGTGGCACTGCTGGCACAGCAGGCGCACAAGGCCCCACAGGCCCTACAGGCCCCACGGGTTCCACAGGCTTGACCGGCGCGGCTGGTGCCAATGGTGGCACAGGCCCGACAGGCCCCACAGGCCCTACCGGTGCGACGGGTAGCACTGGCCCCACGGGCAGCGCGGGATCGTTCGGCCCAACCGGCCCTACAGGCCCCACAGGTGCAATGATTTATCCCGCCTCGGGTATTCCATTGTCCACTGGATCGGCTTGGGGTTCTAGCTACACCACTACGGGTTCGGGATCGGTGGTGCTAAACGCATCCGCCACAATGAACGCGCTTGCTCTTGCTGCCGGCACCACGACTAACGCCCCGCTCAAACTGACAACCGGCACCAATTTGACCACGCCTGTTGCCGGTGCACATGAGTATGATGGCATTGCATTTTATACGTCCGTTGCAAACTCGGCTAGAGGCTTTCAGCCATCGTTTCAGTTTTGCCGATTGGGCACCAGTTACACGCTGTCTAATACCACAAGCTATCAAAAGCTATTTAACACCACTACAAATGGGGCAATCAATCTCCCCGTGGGGCTTTATTATTTTGAGTGTATGTTCAATATCAGCGGCATGAGTGGTTCTGATATTGGTTTTGGCTTTCCGACTGCGGCTAGTTCTACTCTGGCTTGGCGCGCATCGGCGGGTAATGCTGGCAGCAATTATAGTGTATTCAGCCTAAACACTGCCGCGACAGTCACCTCATCTAGTAGCACTTTGACTATAGTTACGGCGATAGTCCAAGGGACGCTTAACGTAACTACGGCAGGTAACTTTGCGCCGGGCGTTGCAGTGATTACTGGTGCAAATAGTTCTATGGTAGTGGCGCAGGGTAGTTACTTCATGGTCACTCCGATCAGCCCAAGCGCCACCACATATTCTGGCAACTGGAGTTAATCCTATGGCCAGCAACATCATTAATGGGACGGAATCGTTCGGCTCTGAATTGCAAGCCATAATGAATGCCGACGATATTGTGCCGGGTTCCCAAGCGTCATATTCAATTTGCAAAACACTCTACACATTTCATCCATTCGGACAGAAAATTGTCGATTTCCCGCTTTACATGGCCACATATAAGCCGCGTGAAATCACGGTGCCCAAAGCGCCCGATGACGGCCTTATGCTGGTAGAGGCGTTCAATCAGGAATGGAAAGACCTAAAGTCGACTAACCATATTATCAACGCGGCGCGCACCGCTCGGATTTATGGCATCTCCACCCTCGGCCTTGTGGTGAAGGATGCAGACACGCAAGAGCCGGTGGACTTCAAAAAGCTATATGGTGCCAGCATTGCACTAAGCACATTTGATCCGCTCAATACCGCTGGCAGCTTGGTGCTTAATCAAGACCCCAACGCTCTGGATTTCCAGAAGGTGACGGGGGTTAGCGTTGCTGGCAAGCCTTATCATCGTTCGCGGGTTTGCGTCCTGATGAACGAAGCGCCGATCTACATCGCGTATGAGAGTGCAGGCTTTGGCTTCGTTGGCCGGTCGGTTTACCAGCGCGGACTGTTTCCGCTAAAGTCATTCCTGATGACCATGGCGACAGATCAGATGGTGGCCACAAAGGCAGGATTGCTGATTGCCAAGATGGAAAGCCAATCGTCGGCAGTTGACGCGCCAATGATGCGGATATTTGGTCAAAAGCGCCAGATGCTTAAAGAGGCGCAGACCAATAACGTATTGTCGATTGGCACGGCTGAAAGCATTGAAAGCCTGAACCTGCAAAACCTCGATGGCGCATTTAGCCTTGCGCGCAAAAACATCATCGAGAATATTGCATCGGCTTGCGGAACCCCTGCCAAGATGCTGTTGAGCGAGACGTTTGCCGAGGGCTTTGGCGAGGGCACAGAGGATGCCAAGGCCATCGCTCAATTCGTGGATGGCATTCGTGAATGGATGCAGCCCCTGTATGACTTCATGACTGAGATTGTCATGTATCGGGCTTGGAATGAGGACTTTTACGCTACCGTCCAGAAGAAATATCCGGACGAATATGGCAACGTATCCTATGCCGCTGCGTTCAATGAATGGCGGAATAGCTTTAACGCTGAATGGCCTAGCCTGCTGGATGAGCCGGAAAGCGAAAAGATGCAGGCCGAGGATGTTGTCCTAAAGGCCATCATTGCGGTTGTGGAAGTATTTTCCCCGATGGTTCCCGGCCCGGCCAAGGCGCAGCTTCTGGAATGGGCTGCGGATAATTTCAACAATAATAAACGCCTGTTTTCTTCGCCGCTCAATTTGGACTTTGAAGCCATTGCGGATTATGAGCCGATTGTGCCTGAAAAGCCTGTGACGGAGCCAGCACCGGAAAGCGCACAGGATAGCGCCCCGGCCAAGCCCAAGCGGCGTAAGGTGGAAAAGATCACCGCCATTGATGATGAGATCAGGCGTAACGCCATGCGGTCGGTGCAATAATGCCTAACGTTGCACAGTGCATTGGACAAGAGATTCACAACTTCAATGTTGCGGCTTTGAACCATACGCAGGCGTATCATAGCTTTATTACGCTGGCACAGTTGGGCGATTGGGAATCCGCCTCGCGCAGCCAGATGCAGTCAGTTGCCATGCTAGAGGCGGCGATGGACGCATATATGCGGGCCTGCCGGATTAAGTCTATGGCAGAAGGGCAAGAAGATGAATATCTGCCGGATTAGCACAGTGGCAGTGCAGCGGTTTTGTAAACCGAAGGTCGGGAGTTCAACCCTCTCATCCGGCACCAATTATGCCTAATCCAGACGGCACCCCTACATATAATGAGGTGCTAACCGAGGCGGTGGCTTACGTCACAGAGAACGGTTATCAGTCAGAGGAAGCTATTGCCTATTGGGCCGAGCAGTTGCGCGTAGCTGCTGAACGCTCGATGAAGTCGATGGCCGAGATTGACCAGATGGTGCGTGATTCCATGTATGCGGTATTCCGCAAACAAGTGGATATGGCCGGGGTGCTGAAATACAACCCCGGCGTCACGATCTATCGGCTGGAGCAGATCAAGCCGGAACTGCGGGCGGAACTGGACAGGCGGATTGCCGCTAGTGTTGATCTGATTAGGGTTAACCGCCCGCAGGCGATTGAAAAAACGATGCAACGCTTTCGTGGATGGGCGACTTCGGTTCCCGCTGGCGGCAGTCGCATTGTTAAAAAAAATGATGAAAAAGCCAATTTGAAAAAGGCGCTGGCGTCACTTCCATTTGAAGAGCGGCGTGTTGTCATAGACCAAAGCCAAAAACTATTTGCCGCAATTAATACAACGGTTGCAGTTAATGGTGGTGCTATTGGTGGATTGTGGAGAAGTCACGTTCACCAACGCGGATATAATGGCAGGCCAGACCATAATGAGCGCGAGGGTGAATTTTATTTAGTGCGCGATAGTTGGGCGCATAAGGCGGGGCTAGTAAAGCCGGGGAAAAATGGTTATACAGATGAAATAGAACAGCCTGCGGAACTACCCTTTTGCAAATGTTCGTACCAATATGTGTTTTCGCTGCGTTCTATTCCTGCTGAATGTTTGACTGAAAAGGGCAAGAAAGCGTTGGAAGATGCTAAGGCTAAGATGGCGGCTTTGTCTGCATGAGCCTTTATCGGTATTGGCGTCGCTTCAATGAGGAGCTTGCCGTGCAGGTTGTTGCACTGGTGGCGACTATGGAGTGCGTTTACGCCTTTGCCGCATTTGTGCTGATTCCGCTTTGGTTTCCCCAGACTACGCCATTTGTGCAGTATGTTTCGTCTGCATTGCTGCAATTAACTTTTTTGCCACTTATCCTCGTGGCACAGGAAGTATCTAACCGCCGTGAGCGCGCCCATATTGAGGCGGAGCATCGTGCGGTTATGAAAGAGTTAAAGGCGCTTCGTGCGCTTATTGTCCACCCATCCAAGGATAGCACCCATGCCTCTTGAGAAAGCCCCCGTGGGTTCGCCCGGTTTTTCGCGCAATGTTGAGACGGAAGTGAAGGCCGGAAAGCCTGTGGCCCAAGCGGTTGCGATTGCATACAAGATGGCGGGTGAAAAGCGGGGCGATGCTGCCAATGCCGCCATCTATGAGGAAAACGGCGAGTTCTATTTCCCCAAGCCCGGCAGCCATGAGCGTTACGGCCCTTATGCCAGCAAGGCCGAGGCAACCAGCGCCGCTGCAAAGGCTGGCGTTGTGGGCGATGCTGATCCCTGCTGGTCGGGGTATGAGATGGTCGGTATGAAGGCAAAGGATGGCAAGACTGTTCCTAACTGCGTGCCTAAGGCCGATGCCGAGCGTGATCTGCCGGGTGAAGGCACTACGGATGATGAGGCTATCCTTGGCCGGTCGGATGATGACCGTATTCCCGCCCACATTAGGCACCACGGTATCATGATTGATACGTCCTTCAAGAAGGGCAGTAATGGCACCGAGGCCGACTATTGGGTGGTGCAGGGCAGTAGCGGTCGGTTCTACAGTCTGGCGGCTGCTAAGGAAGTGGCGGAAGGCATCGCCAAGCGTAAGGCTGCAAAGGCGGATGCCGCCCCCACCATCGTCCGCGAAGGCAGTCAGTGGATCATCTCCGTTGACGAAGGCGGTAGCGTTTCCATTTTCCGCCTTGATGTATCGGAATACCCCACCAAGGCCGAGGCTCTGGAATATGCTCTAAGCAATCCGCAGTATACCAACCGCAAGGATAGCCTGCCTGCTCTGGATAGGGCGCTGGCCGCCGCTGATGCGCTTTATGCCAAGGCGGACGCCGAGCGCGACCTTCCCGGTTCCAGCACCACCGAGGGCAACTATGGCATTGATGCTGCATGGGTTACTAATGACCCTACAGTGGCTAAAGAACTGAAAAAAATTGATCGGGAATATGAAAAAGCCCGCGCCGCTGCGGCCAATCTCCCATTGGAGGCTAAGGTCAAAGCCTATCGTGAGGCTAAAGAATCTCGCGACAAGGGATATGACAAATTCCGCAAAGATACTCATGCTGACGACGCATTGCTTTCCCTTAGTGCAGCACTTGGCGTTATGAAGGGCGATGGCATTGGGGAAAATGCCTCTATGGATATTCTCCAAAGCATGAAAAGCGCGGGCCTTATTAAGCAAAACAGTATGTCCGGCGCATCTGTTTTGCAGAGTGATCTAAACAAGTTTATCCGTAAGCACGGCAAAGCCTAATATGACCCGCGCCACCGTCAGCCATAAATCGCTTAACCGTCTGGCCGATGCCGCTGGACGGTTTAGCCGTGCGATGGCTGATGCTGAATACCATGGGCATGAAGTTACCCTTAACAAGCCCATGAAGGGTGACGTTAAAAAGTCCAAAGTCTACGTTGAAGACCCCAAAACCGGCAACGTCAAGAAGGTCAATTTTGGCGACCCCGACATGAAGATCAAAAAGAACAGCGATGCCCACCGCGAATCCTACTGCGCTCGGTCGGCTCATCTTAGCGATCCTGACGACAAGACATCGCCTAACTATTGGTCTCGCAAAGCATGGAACTGCAAATGATTAAGGCGGCGGGCATCCTTTTCACCTGTGGCGATAGCGCGCTGTTTTTGCGCCGCGCCGATGGTGGCGATCATGCTGGCGAATGGTGTGTCCCCGGCGGCAAGATGGATGACGGCGAAACTGCCGAGGCTGGTGCCATCCGTGAGACATATGAGGAAGCCGGTATCCACATTAAAGAGGATGAACTGGCCCCTTGGACGCGCACTTTGTCTCCGGCGGAGATGGTTGTGGCTATGGAAGGGCTGGAACCCGCTCCGTCGGAGGACGTGGATTTCACCACGTTTCTGGTCAAGGTCAGCCACCAGTTCACGCCGCGCCTGTCTAATGAGCATGATGGCTATGCGTGGTCGCCCATTACCGCCCCGCCGCAGCCCCTGCATCCGGGCGTAGCAATCACTCTGGATCGGTTTAAGATGGACGAGCTAGGCGTGGCCCAAGCTATTGCCGATGGACGCCTGACAAGCCCCCAACGTTACGAGAACGTATGGTTGTTTGCCATCCGTATCACCGGAACGGGTGCAAGCTACCGTCATGCCCGGCAAGAGTTTGTTTGGCGCGACCCTAGCATTTATATCAATGATGAATTTCTGGCCCGGTGCAATGGCCTAGCCGTAATCTGGGAGCATCCAGAGCGTGCGCTGCTGAATGACCAAGAGTTTAGCGACCGGGTGATTGGTTCCATTATGCTGCCCTACATTCCGGCGGACAAACCCGATGAAGTGTGGGGGATCGCTAAGGTTTATGATGAAGTCGCCGCTAAAAACATGCGCGATACGCAGTTGTCTACAAGTCCTGCCGTTAACTTTGCCGACCCGACCGAGAACGATCGGGTGACGCTGGAAGATGGGAAGGTGCTTTTAATAGAGGGAAAACCCTCACTTCTGGATCATGTGGCACTATGTAGCGCGGGCGTTTGGGATTGTGGTGGCCCGCCAACAGGTGTCGAAAGCATTGACGCTGTCTCTGATCCAATCGTTGATGCTCAAATCATTCCCGCACCCAAGTCCAGCCAAAGCCTCGATCTGCTTCGTCTACAAGCATCGGTGATGGCGCTGCGATCAAGGTTCGGAAATATATAAACACTTAACCGGCTTGGGCACGCACGGCAGCCCTAGTCATAAAAAACTTAAATTGTCGTGCGACTGCACCCATAAGGAGTAAAGCCAATGGCAGAAGAACAGGGCCACAAGAACGTAACCATCAGCGATGCTGACGAAAAGCTCGGCCAGATTGCAGATATGATTAAAGACGCCACGGAAAAGTTCGATTCCGTCCACAAGCGTATGGACGCCATGGAAGAGACTTTCAAGGCAATGGCAAAGCCGGGTTCTGAACCCAAGGCCGACGACGATGACGATGACGACCGCAAGGATGCGGAAGGCAAGGAGTCGTTCAAGGAGTGGGCTGAGGAAGAGGCCAAGGAGCCGGAGCACAAGAAGGACAGTCGCAAGGACGCTCGCCGCAAGGACGACGATGAGTGCGACGATGATCTGGAAGTGGAAGAGCCGGGCACTCCCCGCGAAACCGCCGCCGACAAGCGCCGCAAGGACGCTGAAGAAAAGGAAGAAGGAGACCACCGCGTGGCTGATTCCGTTCGCGCTGAAATGGATTCTCTGCGGGCTGAAATTGCCGCACTGAACCGCCGTGCCCCTGCCATGCTGACTGACATTGACCGCGAGCGTTTCGCTGTCATTCAGGAGCAGGCCGATCCCGCGTTTCAGGCGTTTGGCGACCGCGCCCCCGCCCCGCTGGATGGTGAGACCCCGACACAGTACAAGCGCCGCCTTGGTGCCAAGCTGCAATCGAACTCGCCTAAGTGGGCCACTGCGCGCCTATCGGCTGTCAGCGATGACGCCATGCTCGATACCATCCTGACTGAAGTGTATTCGGATTCCATTGCGGCGGCGCGCCGTGGTGCCGATGTGCTTCCGGGTCAGCTTCGCGAAATCTCGCGTCAGGCTGGCGGTCATATCATCAACGAGTTCGTTGGTGAGCCGGTGTCGTGGATGAGTGACTTTTCTGGTCACGCTCGTCGCGCCTAATCAATTTTTGCAAAGGTAAAAGAAAATGGCTGCTAACAACGGTTATCCTTCGCTGACCACTTCGGGGCAGGGTCTCTTTAACGGGGCTTCCTCGAATGGTCTTATTCAGGGCCAGACTTTCCCTGATCCATCCATCCGTAACGTGCTGCGTTCGGGCATTGTTTCGCAGAATGAAACAATCCCGATGTGGGGCGGCGTTGGCGTTTATGCCGACCTCTCGCCCATTAGCAGCACCGGCCCCAATAGCGTTCTTGGTCAGGTTCTGGGCCGCGCCAACTCGCTCTCTGGTTCGACCGCTCTGATCGGGTTTACGGTGTTTGATCAGGCTTACAACCTCGTTTCCGATCCCAACAGCCCCGTTGGCACTGCCGGTTCGGGCCAGTCGATCAACTACTATCCGCTCGGTTCGCGTGCCCGTATCGCCGTGGCTTGCGATCCCTCGCTGATCTCACTGCGTGGTGGACTCATCAACGCACAGGTTAGCTGGGATTTCACCAGCCAGCAGTTGATCCCTTATTCGGGCGCTTACTCTGCCGCCACCATTACCAACGCTGTGTGGGCTTCCACAAGCGGCGGGCGCACCACATTCACCGTGGGCACTGACCTTACATCTTACATCAATGCCGGTGACGACATTGAAGTTTCGGGTGTGGTTAGCACTGGCGGCACGGGCGTTGGCTTCAATGGTATGTTTACCGTTGTCAGCATCAACAGCACGACCATCGTGGTCACGCAGGTTGCTGCCAGTTCGCCGGGCACATACTCATCGGGCGGCACGGTTCTGGCTGGCGGCGGCGCTCTGCCCGTCACCGTTCTGGACGTGGTTCCCTCGGGCTGCGTGAACGTGCTGTATAGCACCATCACTGGCAACGCCACATGGAACTTTAACGGTTCTTGCGCGATCATCCAACTCACCGGCGGCACCACGGCGTAAGCCTAGTCAAGCCTAATTAGAAAGGGAATAAAGCCATGGCGATCAATGCCGGTGCATATAAAATCATCGAACCCAGTTTCCGCGAACCGGAAATCTTCATGCAGTTCCAGCAGGCTTCGGGTTACACCGAGGTTCTGGAAGGCGGCAAGATCCGCGCCAAACTGGCCGAGGATGATCTCGTCGTTTATGCGAAGCAGCTTAACATCCGCACCAAGATGTCGGCTTCGCAGTCCACTGCCAATGAACTGCCGGGTGTCGATATTTCGGCCCAGATGTTCAACACCAACACCTATCAGTTCCGCGTCCGCGCCAACTATGACCACCACGACGTTGCTGCTGGTGGCCGTTGGGGCTTTGCGGTTCCCGAGGCTTATCGCCTTGGTATGCGTCAGGCTCACTTCCAGCAGGCCCGCGATGCGGCTCTGTTCGGTCTCCAGCCGCAGTATGGTGAGGGTTTCATCAACGCTCCCGGCGCTACTGCCACCAACCTCCCCGCTGACCAATATGGCAACAACACCATCACGACCTATGATAATGGTCAGATGGCGTTTTTCATTGCCAACCAGATCGCGCAGATCAAGACGCGCACTCTGCAGCTTGGCATTGGTCGCAAGTTCGTGGTGCTTGGCCCGCAGCGCGCTCTGTCGCAGTTTGAATATAACGTGGTCAGCCTGACCCAGTTCCAGCGCGTCGGTGCTGGCACCGCTTCGACAGTGGAAACGCTGAAGAATATGCTGGTGGCCAACGAGGACGAATTGGTCTGGGCCTATGACGACACGCTTCAGGGTGCTGGCGGTTCGGCTAACGCCGACATCATCCTGATTGCGATGCCTGAGGTTGCTGTTCCCGGCGGCCCCGCTGCCCTGAACACCAACGTGTTTGCCACGCTGAAGCCTAGCAACCCGACCTGCCTTACGCAGTATTCGGACATGGCCGCTCCGCGTGAGATCATCAGCCCGCTGGCTGGTGGCGCAACGGACGTTCTCAGCGAATGGCGTCTGACGCCGGGCTGGGCACCTCGCCCGCAGGCACTTACCATCATTACTGCCAATTATCAGTAAATGACGTTGGGCGGGTAGGCGTTGCGAGTGCGCCTGCCCGTCTAACACTCGCACCACTCGCGGAGATTTAATATGGCAAGGCTCTATGTTGTGAACTGCACGGCGCAGAATCGGCAAGTATATTACCGGCTTGATTTTGCTGTTGATGGCAATGGCAACCGTATGGACGCTAAAATTCTGCCGCCTAAGTTTCTGGAAATCCCCGCTGGCGCTCAAGTGCAGTTCGGCGGCGATCTGTTTCCGGGGCAGGTAGAAGAGTTGGTTCAGCAGTTGGAATTTAGCGCGGGTGCGGTCAATGTTGACGACGTTCGCACGGCAAAGTCCATGGGCGTGGTTAAGCTGGTTTGGTCATTGGACAAGCCAGTGCCTCGCCCGATCTGCGAAGATGTGAAGGCTCACAACATGGGCCGCCTTTCGGACATTGGCGTTGAGCGCCGCAAGAACCTTGCCATTGTCTCGGATTATGGCCTGCGTGAGATTGCTAATGAAATGGGCAATACGCAGTCCACTGGGTTCGAGATGGAATTTGAGAGCGTGGGTCAGAGCGATCCTGAAATGACCGCTCCCAAGCTGGAAGAGGGTCTGCGGGTTAATTCCGCCCCTGAAGCCTCGCGCGGTCGCGGTCGCCCCCGCAAAACCGCTTAACTGATAGGGAATCGCTGGTGACAACATATCCCTACACGCCAATCCCCACCGAGGCCGGTTTTCAAGACTGGGTTTACGGTGTGATGGGTGTGCCTGTGGAATATCTGCCCAGCGATTCCCCTTCCATTGGGTATGCTTACAATACGGCTGTGGCCACAGTTAACATGATGCTGGAGTGTGTGCCGGGGCCGCTGTATTTGATTGCGGTATATAACTTGGCTGGGCATTATTTGGCCACTTGGGCACCGGATGTGCCGGGGCTGGTTTATATCACTGTTGAGAACGTGAATTACGGGTTCTTCCAGTATATCCGTAAACAAAACAATATGCTCGGCTTCACCACCGGCACGGTATCATCTTCCAGCGATGAAGGCACCAGCGCCAGCATGGTTGTGCCGCATCAAGCGAATAACCTGACCATTGGGCAGTTGCAGCTAACAACCACGGTGTGGGGCAGAACATACTTGGGGATTGCCCAAAGTGTCGGCACCAACTGGGGGGTCAGCTAGGATGGCCGACCTCTGCTTGGGCGTCATAGATGTGCCCTATGACAACCGCGATGGCCAGCCCGCCACGACCTATACCGTCGCCACCATACTTGAGGAAAAGTATGGTGTAATGCAGCACTTTTATGACGCCCATCAGCAGGACATCACCAAGGCGCTTGTGTCGTCTGTAGAAAACGCGCTGTCTGCTATTCTGGAAGGCGGTTTTGTGGGCGATCCCTTTGCCAGTGCCGGGCAGGATATTCGGCAAGAGTTCCGCACGTTTTTGATGACCGGCGAGATTGAGGGCATGGGTATTCCCGGCGTCCCTACCAAGGCGGCGCAAAACCGTCGTTCGCTGCGATTTAAGGATAAGGTCGCATCTGGCCCCCGCCCATCGTTCATCGACACGTCATTATATGAAACCTCAATGATTGCGTGGGTAGAAGAATGAGCGGCGGCGGCGGTTCTGTATTTGAGACCACCGGCAATCAAGGCCAGATGGCGTCTACGCTGCGGGCAGGGCTTGAGACGCTTGATCTACAGCAGCGCGTTACCTTTGAGCTATACAAGCGCATTGTGTTGCCTGTTGACGGATTTGTGTTCTGGGTGAACGCATCGGTTCTTGCGCCGGGTTCTTACGACAGTTCCTATTCCCTGATGTTTGAGGCGCAAGGCTCCCTGCATCATACCACGGTTAACCGGCAAGACCCGGACGAGAGTTTCTCCGTTCATCGGATGATCTTTACCAGTTTGCAGCCAATCAACGATTTGGCGCGCACTGATCCGCAGTATATGTATCTGGCCACTACGGATGGGGAACAATATGCGTTCTCAACCCGCTCTGGCTGGTATAAACAATCGGGCCTATATCACTACAGCGGCGATGCCGTTTACGCGTCTCTAGCGTCACAGATACTCAATAACCCCAATGACCTTGGACAAGCGCAGGTAGTTTCCAATTCCCTGCCGGTTTGGCTGACGCTTAATCAACTATTTCAGGTTTACCCTAGTTATTTGGTGCCGGATAATATACAGCCGCCTTATGCGGTTATCCATATTGATGAAGACGGCACGTCCCCCATGCAGTCGGCTCCATTTTGGGATAATGCAGGGAACCGTTGGCAGCTTACTAAAGATCATGTCCGCGTGATTACTTATGGCATTCGCAATGACATGATTATGGATTGGATTGATTCTGTTCAGACATACGCTTTGAACAATCCAAGCGTTTTTGGCATTATGAACTCGCCAGTGCCAAAAGACGGAAAGCGAGGGCAAGTTGAAATTGGTTCCCTCGCTCAGAAAAAAGCAATCGTGTTTGAGGTTAATTACTACCAGACGCGAATGAACAGCATCGCACAGAAAATGATTAAAAGCGCATTTTTGGAGGATTTCTTTGTCCCCTCCAAGATGATAGTATCCACATAAACTAAGGAGTAAATATAATGGGTCAGAATCTTGCAACCCAGACTGCCCTCGCCGCTGCTGGTGGCGTTGCATTTACCAACCTCGATGCGGCGGGCAACCTTCGCGTTACCGAAAAGAACGAAACGCACGTTCAGGTCGCTGCTAGTGCCACCAAGTCGGTTCTGGGCGTTACGGGCGCTGTTAATGATACGCTGTATGCTATCACTATCGTTCCTGCCACCACTTCGCCGGGCGCTGTGACGCTTTATGACGGTTCGGGTTCGACCGGCATTGTTTTGTTTGCTGGCGGCGCGACTTCGGTTGTCGATCTGAAGCCGTTTCAGGTTCTGGTGCAGGCCCGCGCTACTGCCACTGCCACTCCCGGTTGGTATGTGACCACTGGTGCCAACGTGTCGATTATGGCGGTTGGTAACTTCACCTAATAGGTAGAAGCCTCCGCCATTCTCACCCCTGACCAGAGGGCATTAAAATGACCACTACCAATATTGTAACTGTCAACGCCTCTGTGGTGTTGGCCCCTAAGCCAAATGCGCTTCAGCAAACTGGCGGGCTTGTCTCGCAGGGCGGCACAACGCTTACTGCCGGAACTGCCACTCTGGTCAGCAATCTTGCACAGTTGCAGGGCCTGTTGGCTTCGGGCAAAACCATCTCCACGCTTACATGGTCGGCTGGCACTGTCACAGTGACCACCTCGGCGGCGCATGGGTGGACTAACGGTGACGTTGTGCCCATTACTATCGCTGGCGCGGTTCCTACGGGCTACAATGGCACGTTCACGGGCACTATCACGGGTGCCAATACGCTGACTTATCCGCTGGCGTCTAACCCCGGCTCTGAAACTACTCCGGGCACTGTGGCGCTTGGTGCGGTGACTGAACTGTTGCAGATGGGCACAACCTATTTTGCCGGTAATGGCGTCCCTGCCATTTATGTGGTGGAATTGGGCGAGGGCACACCTGTTGAGAACGTGCCTGATCTGGTTACGTTCATGGGCAAGGTGGCTGGCACACCGGGGCAGGTTTACAATTACCTGATCCCCCGTGGATGGGACAATCAGGCATCGTTCCTGTCGTTCCTGTCTAACTATACCGCTGACAATGCGCAGGTGTATTTCTGGGTAACGACTACGGTTGCCAACCGTGCCGTTTATGCTGGCATCAAGTGCGTTTATGCCGAGGTGGAATCGCCTAACATTCCCGCGACGGAATTTTCGCTGGCGTCTGCCTTTGGCACGGCTCTCGCGCAGATCCCCTCCAGCACCAATAAGCTGGTGCCCCTTAGCTACTCGCCTAGCTATGGCACAACAGCCTATCCTGTGACGGGCAATCAAAGCACCCTGACAAGCCTTGCTGCGGCCAATGTCGGCTGGATCGGCACTGGGCAGCAGGGCGGCATTTCCAGCAACATTATCTATCAGGGCAAGATGTCCGATGGTAACTTCTGGAACTTCTGGTATTCCGCCGACTGGGCGCAGATCAATATGCAGTTGGCTCTGGCCAATGAAGTGATCAATGGCTCGGCGTCAAACCTGAACCCGCTGTATTACAATCAGCAGGGCATTAACCGCTTGCAGAATCGCGTGGTTCAGGTGGCCAATCAGGGCGTTAGTGCTGGCTTGGGCAATGGTCAGGTTATCGTAACGCAATTGCCGCAAGTGCAGTTCTTGGCCAATCTGAATGTTGGCAATTATGCTGGCAAGATTGTGGTGAACGCAGAGCCTATGCAGGCTTACGCCAACGAGAATCCCAGCGATTACAGTATTGGTAAATATGCCGGTATCTCGTGCGTTTGGATTCCGCAGCTCCCGTTCCTGAACGTCTACTTCAACCTTCAGGCAACTAATCTGCTGTTCGGTTAAACCCAATTCATAGGAATACCTAATCATGGCTAATCCGATTATCCCACAGGGTTCATTGAATCGGGCGCTTACGAGCGTATCGGTAATTGACTACCCAGAATTGAATGTCACCTCTGGTTTTTTTGGAACCAAAGTGGCGCGCATCACTTTTGAAGGTGATACAAGCGACTATATCGCCACCCTTACTGGTGCGGTTCCTTCGCCGCGCCTTTATCAAATCGTTACTGTGCAGATGTATCTTAATAAAAGCCAAGGGCTTTCATCTCTTTGGGAGCAGCAGCGTTTGGTCAATGCTGCCATTGGTGATGTAAACATCGTGACCGATTCATCTGTATTGCCGTATTATTATATCAATAATTGCATTCTTCAGAATGTTTCGGATTTGGAACTTGCTGGCGATAGCAATGATTATCCCGTTACGCTGAAGGGCGTCTATCTGGTCAACGGTTCTCTTTTCGCTTAAATTTAATCTAGGACACTCGCAATGGCCGTAATTAACCGTCAACTCAATCTGGTAATTCCCATCACCCGCGCGGATGGATCTACCGTGTATGTGCATTCCACATCCATTCGCCCAGAAACATTTGAATTTTATCATTTGGTTTTGGCAAAGACTTGGAGTGGATTTGTTCAAAACGGACTAGATCCTCGCAGCGCCCCTAGTGTTGCGGCTCTTGTCCTAAAAGACACAGCCAAAGCCACGCCACGAGGTATCGGCGTGAATTGGTGGGATGGATCAGATGGAGTTGGCGGGGAATCCGGCTTGTTGGCCGAGATGACACGACTAAGCAATGTGGTGGCGCCATCGCCCGACAAGGGCTGGTCAAATGTTCCGCTTCAAGCGGCCCTTGACCAGAATATGATTGAAGCCGACGAAAAAGCCGAAGTGATGAATCTTCTAACTTTTTTTATTGTAGCCTCGTTGATGCCTCCCAGAGTGGATCGGGAAAACATCGTTCGGGGTATGGCATCAATGTACGAATTGCAGACCACATACTTGAATTGTATGGAATACGCGAATTCCTTGAAGACATCGACGCAGGAAGAAAGTTCTGGCAAGAACACCCCAGCATAATCAATGAAGTCCTAAGTTGGATGGCTGGGGAAGGGTGGAAAGATTATTTCAAGGACAAAGGAGAGCCTTGGGATAAATACCATAGTGCAGAGTTGTTTAGGCAACGGCATCTAATTGACGGGTTTACCGCTCTAGCAACTATAACCGCTAAACGACGATAGGAAAATTAATGCCACCCCCTATCCTGACAATTCCAGTTGATGATACGGCGGTCAAACGCTTTCTTGATACGTTTTACAAATATCAAGCCGTTTTGAACTCTCAGGAAGATGCTTGGAAAGGGACAAATCAGGGCATTTCTGATGCTGCCATTGCGGCTGCCTTGTTGACTAGCGAAATATCCAATCAATTTGACCAAACTCGCAAGCTGTTGAGTTTGCAAAATGAAATGGATAGAAAGCGCGGAAAGCGCAGTCAGCAAGAGAAAAAAGACCGTGAATCTGCCATAGAGCAGATGAAAAAATACGGCGATGCTGCATTGGAGGCCGGTGGCAAACTAGCCAAAATTTCCATGGCCGCTGCTGGAGGTGTTGTCGGCGGATTTTGGGG